CCAGAAGATGAGCGTTTCAAGCTCAAAAGTGTATCCGTTTCCCATAGACGAGAATTTTTCGTACTGAAGGTTCATGGTTCCGTGGATTGTATCCCACTGACCATAAGGACTTCTCAGTAGCTCTAGCCAACTGCACCACTGTTGCGGAAGCAGTTCGCGAACGAGCTCAAGGGAGACTGTATCCGATGCACTGGATAAGTCGACGGTTGCGAGTAAAGGGATCATGCTGCAAGCCTCAGCCAACTTTTGATTGGTTGTCTGGTCATCTAGATTGATGCCGACGTTACGAAGCTTGCGTCGAATTGCACGACCGGTACCTAATTGTAAAAAGGTATTCACGATCGGTTCGACTGCGATAGGACGATGAGTTTTCGCGTCCTTGGGTACAAAAGTTACACGGTTACCTGGAACTGATGTCAAGTTAACACCGTCGTCAGAGACTCCGAAGAGCTCAGCGATAGCGGGTGACGCAGTCCAGCCAGGAATAGCCTCAAGTAATACCGAGGCGACCCTGTGAAGTGAAGGTGTTACGGTAGCATTCGGCGTAAGTTTTTCGTACGCAGACGCTTTACTCGCTTTCAACCCAATATTTGTACCGGGTCCGAAACGTGACCGTGACACTATATCATCGATATCTAAACACCCGAGCACAGCGGCGATTTTACGCTGCGCAGCATGTAGTATGCTGTGTATCGCGCCAGGTACCTCTAGAGGCCTGGACCGCATAGCTCGGATGCGTCGATTCGTGTTATAGCACTGCTCCTCGGCTTCAAAGAACTTCTGCCGAGCACGACTTTCCGGGTTGAGATCCGGGTGGTCGAGTGGACATTTCCTGAGGAACGTTACCGCAAGATGATCTCGGTGAAACTTATCGAGATCATTGTAGTCAAGCGGCTTTAACGTTTTCTCCACAAGTTGCGCAACTTCGCCATTTCTGGCAAGAATCGCACAAGCAAGTGCAAGAGGGGTATCCAGGGCTTCATAGTAACTCCGCGCGATGTCGAGGGTCCAAGACTTAGGATCACCGACAGCCCAATCATTAACCTGATTGGACACCGACTGAGTCAGACTTCTCATCTGATTCGTATGCATGATTAAAGCTCCTAGTTTTACAACGGGAGCAACAAAGTTTCGACAGCTTCCTTAACAACAGTGGAGGCTTGAAGAGACTTCTCACGTGCGTACAACTCCGCCCGTTCGGCGGCTGTTGCAGCAGGGGAGATCACATACTCGGTGTACGCGGTCAAGAGGCGCAAAGTGACGCCAGTTACAGGGTCAACAACCGGATAGGTGTTGGTTGTGCGAATACGCGTC